TTTTCTGTGGATCTTTTGTTCAAACTCAAAACCATCTCCTGTATTTAGAACAGAGTAGATAATTTTACCTTTAACATCATCTGACCATTCTTCAGAATCACTACGTGATAATATATAGAGTATACCCTCTGATGTGGTTATCTCTTCAAAATCATAATCATGTTTTCCGTCTACAAATATTTGTTGTTTCATAATTTTATTTTAAAAGAAGAAGGGCCCGCAGGAAATGCAAAACCTGCGGATTGGTTGCCCTTCCTATGATTAATCATTATTAGCTGATGCCATGATTATTAAACCTAGTCCTAATAATAATATTAAAACTGTCTTTATCATATAACCATCTTACCATTATGAATTATTTCCATAGCTATTGATGGTTCCCATGATCTATCATCATCCCATTCATAATCATAAATACTTAAAAGATTTAGTCTATAATAACCTTCATCATTTTTAAATTTGATTGGAAAAATCCTATTAATGGTTTCTTCTTGATCATCTGATAAGAAATCACGTTGATCAACTTTAAAGTATATACCTTCTCTTCCATTAATAAAGGAAGAGCTTATATAAGGTAGATCTGAATTGTATTCATTTTTAACAAGAATACCTTCACCTTTAAGAACAGATGCTGCATGCTTTAATAAGTCTGCAAACTCTGTTTTTATATCTACCTGTTTCATAAATCAAAAGTATATTGTTCTTCTTCAACCAACTCAACTTCATCAAACATTGTAGTTTGATTTGGATCTTCTACAACATCTTTTGTTTGAATACCCATTTGACCCAGTAGATCTGCAACGATAAAGTCATGAAACTTCTGAGAGTCACTTAACCAAGAACGTGGGTGTGACTTTTTAAGAGCATGTGTAACATGATTGTAGAAAGCCCAGGCGTTTTCTTGGTCCGCCTGATAATCATAAGAAGGTTTAGACATCTCTTGTTTTACAGTAACAACTTGATTGACATCAAGAATTTCTTCTTGAGCATACAAGCGTCCTAAAAGTTCTGCCTGTTCTTTTACTGAGAGTGTTACAGTTCTTAGATTGTTTCTGTCATCTATAATTCTCTTGTAATACTTCTCAGCATTTTTAATCTGATTAGAGATCTGCATTCTAATCTCATAATCTGCAGATCCTGTATGCTTTCTAGCAAACGACATCATATCACCTGCAACCATACCATTATAACAAACCATTACATAGCCACCAATAGCACATTGGAAGCGGGTGCTTTTGTCATAAGAGTTGGTCCAAGCAAACATCATTCCTAGTTCAGTCTCTGATTTAACAGCAGGATCAATTGGATTTGAGGGTATAATATGATAAATACCCTGAGCTACATTAGCATTTACATTTGCTCTGTAGAGTTCTCTGGTAACCGTGAAGCCACTGGCATTCAACATGTTAAGAGTGTTTTCAATTACATCTCTATGTGGTATTACTGTATAAGTATCACCGTGAGATGGTAGCGGAGCGTTCTCCAAGTAAGACTTTGTTGTTTCTTTTGGACGTGAATATCCCATGTTTAAACTTATTTAGTTTCAAATATACAAATTAAGTTGGATCAATACAATTAAAATATATATCTGATAGTATCAAGGTTGAAATATTTTGAATATATCTCCTTGAATTCATTTAACAATCTTGATTTGTGGCTCAGAGGATATCTCATTATACCCTGCTTGTTTTTAATTTCTGAGCTATATTTCATCAACTCCTGAGCTGATTCTGAAGATCTTGCCATTTGATTAGCATGATTAGTGAGTGCAATTACCTCACATTTATTTTCACCAGCAATATCTTTTACTGTTTTAAACAGATTATCATACTCTTCTTTCCAGCCATGATAAAAGATCAGAGGACTATAGTTTATATGTACCTCCCAACCTAACTCTTTAAGGCGGTTAATGTCATGTATTCTGCGCAAAATACTTGACATTTTAGGCTCTAAGATGTCAGAATATACTTGGGGCATAAGACTTACACGTACCCTAGGTTTCTTATTGAAGTGGTTTACATCTAGCTTCAACAAATCAGGATACTTAGTAGCCATAGTACTATTAAGTCTAGGATGATCATCGTATCTTTTAAGATAGTCTATCAGGGGTTCAGGCATATGTTTCTGCATCAGTACTAAATCACTGTTACAGGCCACATCTACCATAGTGTATATAGGATCCTGTTGATCTGGTACTTTGACATAGTCTTTTTCCCATTCAACAACAGACTCAAATATCTGATCAACATTGCTGTTTACAAAGACTCGGTCTCCATTATACCTAGACATATAACAATAAGTGCTAACACATCCACCAAAACATCCATAAATAACGTTTGGTGCAATGCAATTAGCACTATTGTCATTGTCCTTAGTAATTAGAGTCTTAGTCTTTTGAACCTTGATCATCTATTATTTCTACTTCAGCCCAGGCAACTAAGTGTACTACTTCTCCTGTATCTGTTGTACAATAAGAATACATTCCATCAATACTTCTAAAGTTCAATTCATCTCCAGATTTAATTTCAGGAGCTCCTGGTGGTACTTTAATATCACCAATGACTTTAATTCTTGAGTTTTTGGGTACGTTATATAGTTCCATTATGCATCTTTTACAAATTGACCATTAACCATTTTACCTGTACGTTTAGCAATTACATTATAAGCTGATTCAAGACACTCTTCTAATTTGAGTCCTTGCATCTTAGCCTGAATGATCAGGGTAACCATAATGTCACCCATAGCGTCAATGATTTCTGCTCTATCATCAGCATTAACAGAGGTACATAGCTCTGTTGTTTCTTCTAGTGTTTTAAGAGCTTGCGCCATTGGAGTGGCTTTAGACAAGATTCCCTTGTCTGCAGCCCATTGCTCTACAGCAATTTCTAATTCTGAATAATTCATCTTCCTGGTATATTTTTAATGTTATCTTCTTTATTGATCTTATGAAGACCAAGTTTTTTATTTAAAGGAAGAACAAATTCTTTACAGTATTGCCAATCACAAAATAATGTATGATTAACACCTGCATCAGACATGTCCTTCCATGCTATTCTTGCAACCCAATTTTGCATATTAAAATAAAGTAAGCTGATTACTGCTCACATTAGTAATATTATCTATCTCTTGCTCTATAGCTTCTAGATAATACGCTCTGTTAATATTATAGTTCTCCCACTTGGGTTCAATTTTCATCTTGTTGAATACAGTCTGCAACCACTGTCCAGATTCAAGTTGAATCTCCCGGCCATCTGACTTATTTACTTTAATGATCTTGATCCCTGAGTTAGAAATATAATAACGATTAATCTTCTGAAGATCCTCTTCTTGATATTTCTGATCCTTTATATACTTTGCTACTTGTTTCCAATCTCCTTTAGATTTACCACCAATACAATAGTCTAATATGTTTTTGTTTTGATCTAGATAATCCTGCGGTATAATATCATGTATAAAATAATTATATATTGCCTTGGGTATCACTAGCTTAGACTTATTCTTATGTAGTTGTAATCCATAGAAATCAAATCTACCCTTTAGTTTAGCTGGAGCAAAGTAGAACTTGTCTCTTTCTATTTTGAATTTGTAATGAGGGTTTTTTCTTTTAACTTCTCTCCAGGTAGTAAGATCAACTTCTTTGTAGTTGTTGAGGCCAATATAATTGTTGACATCACCAACAACGAGTTTTTGATATTCATCATGTTCTAACTGTAAATTAGTTATCTGTTCCCACTCTTTACAAATCTCCATATAAGTATCTACATGCTCTCTTGGTATCTTAGTTTCTAAACCATCTGTATTATGCATAATTGCTAATGCATTTGGTATACGTTCCATAATCATCTCATACAATAACATTAGACTAAGCTGACCGTTAATTGTAATTCTCATAGTTAATTCTGGATCATAAAAGAAACTGTTCCTATCATTACTAAGACCGAAGGTTGAGTTAAGAATAATCTTGTAAACATAGTTCATTGGATTACTCTTAGGTATCTTCTTTCTCTCTTCAAAGAACCATTCATACTGATCACAAAATTGTTCTGCAGGGAAATGCCCCGGTGACCATTTGTTTCTAATAACCAAATTAGGATAGAATGATGTAACGTCTGAAGACATTATAACATACTCATCATCAGATACATACACTCCTGATTTATTTGCACCATGAACACCACCAATACCAAAGTCTGTTTTAACATTCTTGTATGTAACAGAATATTTAAAAACACCTTTTAATGATTCTGGATTAATTTCCAAGGCGTTAAATCTATCAAGTAAACTCTTGAATTCAGGAGATACAAACTTTATATAGGGTAAGATAATATCTTTAACCCTAACAACATTCCTGTAAGTTCTTAATTGCTTAAGGTCTCTTTTTGGGATGTTTAGTTTTTCTGACATGTAATAAGCAAAAAGCTCTTTACTTATACGAGGCTCAGATGCACTGTATAGATTAATACTATACGTATTAGTCAATTCCTTTCTTAATTTAATCAACTCATGAGATCTATTAAAAATTTCTTTAGTAGACTTCACATCATTGATATTGTAATCCAGAATTGTTTCAATCTGCTCTATTGTGGTTATATTAACAGAATGGTCTATAGGCATGTCAAGCATGTTATCCCAGTCCATACTATACTGTATCCACTTAAGACTAGATCTTTTTGCTGGGTTGTCCCAGTGATGCATCTTAAAAAGATCAATCTGACCTATACACATTTTCCATTGTGGGTAGTCATGAAAGTCTTTAGCATCACTACGAGCTATACACTTACCAGCATATTCATATATAATACCAGCTATATCACCAGCACTCAGATTTTCCCAGAGTTCATAGTTCTCAATGATATAGTGTGTGATTTGTGCATCAAACGCTAAACCATTGTAAGAAATATGCCACTCCCGGTTATCCGTATTTTGTTTTAAGAAATCTATGAAATCATCAAAGTCATTACGAAGATCATGAACAACAAAGACTTTTGTTTCTGTAGTCTTATAGTGTTCAAATACTGCCGTAAAGCAATTTGATAATGTCTCATAGTCCATTACCCAGTGATTCATATCTGCATTTTTTATAGGTGCCAAAAAAAGCCCACAAGGGGCTCTCTTTGTTTGGGTGAGTGTAAGCTTACTGACCCGGCATTATGATGTTTGAAACTTTTGTTTCCTTTACATCTACATCCAAGAAGCTTTTATAATCAAAAGAGGATGCATTGATTGCAAATAGTTCAACAAAGGTTTCTATATCTGCTTTTTCATTTAGATAGAACTCATTGAATGTATCAATCTGAACTCTTTGTTCTTTAACGGTCTTCCCTGTCTCCATGTTAGGAGTCTTTAGTCTTTGGGGTTGACCATTATCATCCAGACGAGGCATCATATGGAATGATTGTTTTCTATCTTTTGTAATTACTGCTAAAATGCTTGATGCTGGATCAAACATAGCTTCAACGTATGGTGAATCATTACTCACCGGAATCAAACTAAAAGATCTTGCATTTCTGAAAACAGAGTGTACAAGCATCATGTTGTTACCTAATGTATTTGCCATTGGTTTTAAAATTTATCCAAAGATATTGAATTGTTTCCAAAAATTTCAATCTCCTGTGGAATATTCTCAAAAATTGTTTCTTTCTCAAGGTCTGGTGGTGAACATAACTCATAAACATTTTTTATGAGATCAAGATCAACACCTAAAGCATCTGCGTATAATTCATGATATTCATCAGGGCGTAGGAAACTAACTACATAGTCTGATATATTTCCTACAGTTCCAAAGAATTCTTTAATTATATCTTTAGAACGTAAACTAAATTTAGAATACTTACCCTTTACAAAAGCTTTATGATCATACTTATATTCTGACATATCAAATACATATACATGCTTATTCTCATCTATTTGAAAGTATGCTTCTAAAAGTGGGTGTGATTTAAGATATCTTGTTTCAAAGCTTAAGTATTTTGTTGATGATTCTGCATTGTATAAACACATTAATTTCATATCATCAGGAGAGTAAAGTTTGTCCCAGGCAATGTATGTTTGTTCTGGGACAAAAGCTATTCCTTTTTTCAGCTTTAAAAGCGGATAAAGAAATACTTTACTCTTTTGAAAATATTGTGTGTATACACCCATCATATTATAAGATAACCTTTTCTACTAAAAATTCATAGGGCAAGGAAAAATCTCTCTGAGTGTAATGATAGTCTGCAACCTTTAATGTTTCTTCTAAACCTTGCGTCCACATTGATAAAGTTTCAGGTGATACATCAAAGACATAGACCTGCTTGTAATTATCAATCACTACAAATTTATAAATAAAATTGTAATCCTGTTGTGACTCATCAAGATTTTCAAAAACTAGTTTACAATATATTGCCGCTTGCAACCAGTAATTATAGAACTCCACTGTTTCTTTAAAGTCAGATATTGATTTGCTGGTTGTCTTGAGATCACAAATTGTGACCAACTCTTCATCATCATCTACTTTATAGAAGTCAATGATGCCTTTCAAACCAAATGGTTTATCCTTAAGCTCACAATTAAGAGGCTTCTCTGCATATGTTTGAACAGGATCAAGATCAAAATCAGTGGAGGTAGAACTAAATAAAGCCATTACATCTGTATTAGCTTTGATTATTTCTGCATAGTCTGTACACTTAGCCAGGGTATCCTGATCTATTACATCAACCATTGGGTTTGCAATGAACTTCCAGTAGATTTTAGATTCTTCTGTTTGAATCTTTGCAAGCCTAGCAGAGTCTTCTTTTAATGTCTGATATAAATTTTCTTCACGAAGAGTTTCAAGTATAAGATCATCTGCAGTCATAATATCTACACTCTTATCTTTATCATGAACTTTGTGTAGAATTTTTCTTACGCTATCAGTTGGTGTTTTATCGGGGACAATCTTAAACTTTTCTTTTAGATTCTCTGGTTCAAATACTAAACAGTGTACAAGCTTACCTTCTATAAGATATTTGTCTGTCTTTAGTTCTCTATCTTTCAATATATAGTCCTTGTAAAACAAGGATGGTGAAAACAATAACTTGTTTAGTGATGAGTAACTAAACTGAAATGTTTCATTATAAAAACTATCTAGTGCGTTTTTGTCCATTTATTAATACATTAAATAAGGAGGGGGGATCTCAATTTGCAATACGCGAATCAAGAATCCCCCACAATTATGGCTAATTCTCCTTAAAATTTTGCAACTGCTTTTTCAAGATCAGTTATAAAAAAATCCTGATTTGATTTAATCTTATCTTTGTATTTAGGATTGATTTTAATTGCATCAAGATTAACAGTAAATACAGATTCATCAGATAATCCTAATGATCTTTTTACAACATTGTGAAATGCATATCTAGCAACTTCTTTAAATGCAAATTCCGTCAGTTTATCATGATGAATTAACTTTTGCAAGAAGTTGTTATAATAATAACCATAAGATGCATTACTATTTGCTACAAAATCAGACATAGTATTTCTCAAAGTTTTTACATTAATACTATTCCAATTTCTTGCTTCTTTTAAATGATCATGATAAAAGTAAAATAACAAAGCAACATAATCAAAAGATTCATTTAGATTACAGTTAGACAATAATTCTAATGCCAATGCTGTATTTTCCTTATCATCTGATTTAATCATGTTTCTTGCATTAAGATACTCTTCTTTTGTAAGAACATGCATGTCTTCATATATAATAGTATTTAACTGAGTATCTAATAAAAGATTGTTTGAATTTAATATTTCATTAAAGGTTGAAACATCTGATTCTTTTATATACTTATAGTTATGATAAGCACATTCTAAATTATCCGTAAGTCTATAGACACTGTTATAATACCAACCTTGTTTTATATCCCAATAATCATCAGGATACGCATTTAAAAGACTTTTAAACTCAGTAATACAATCATGTGTGAAGTTATTAGAATTGTTATTTAACTCTTCTAAAATGCTTTCTGTTGTATAAAGCTTTGACCAGCTATAATCACTCAGAGAATTAAGATATCTTTCTGATATAATTTTATAATCAGCAGTATCTTTACTTCTTGTGATAGTAATATTTGCTTTTTCTTTTAGCAAATCTACTTTCATTCTTGGCAAAGTAAGCTTTGGATATCTATAGAAACTTTTATCTTTTATAGATGCTAGTGTAGGTTCAGGTAGTATTATATTAAATTGATTAATACCTGAGTTAGAATTTTCACCAGAGAGAAACTCTCTAATTTCTTCTTCTTTAACACCACTATATAGACCATTATTATCCGTTAATCTTATTTGCCTTACGTTAATTGAATTTGTCATAATTTTTTTAAATATTTTCTATACTCCGGTTTAACTTCAACTTTAAATACATATAGGTCTCTATTGTAAATGGTGATTTCTTTTCTTACAATAGGTTCTAAATATCTAAAGTTTTCAGAGCTAAGTAACTCCTTTTTCTCAAGCCATTGTATCATAGATTGAGCATTCATATTATGCATCTTCATAAAATTAGAAGCACTTAACCAATATTGGACGTCTTTGTTCCTGTTGAAATTATACATCTTATGACCACACTCCTGAGCAAATTGCCAAAGTAAATGATGATTTTTAGTATAATCAATTGTAGGAAGAACCATAGCAGCCATTGACTGATCTTCTTCATTGTATGAACTAACCTGAGTAATTAAAGTTCTCATTAGATCTTCAGTTAACTCTTGTTTATTTGCAGATTCTGATACTACAGTATCTACATCAATAATATCAAGCTCACCTAAATCTATTTTATAAGCTAAATCAAGAGCCATACCGGTGATCATCCAAGAATCATATAAAGATTCACCATTACTACAACCATATATACGTATATGATCTTCAGACTTTGTATCAATTAAAATTTCATAGCCTGTTGTTTCAAAATACTCATCTACAAAGTTTTTTGAGGGACCTCCACTATCAACTGCAGTATGATAGTTCCAAAACTTACCCATCATTACTGTTGATTTAATAGTTTCACCGTGCTCAAATCTTTGTGAGAAATCACTATGAGATATAATTAAATCAGCTGCTTCATAATCATTTGTTATTGTAATTTTATGCTCTTTACATGCAGCTCTTACTCTGTCTAGAGATACAGGACTCTTAGGTAATAAGAAAGCCTTTTTCTTATTTTTAAAGCTAGTACCACTTAAGGTGTTAGTTTTAAGAAGATCCTTAACCTTATCATATGTTGTTTCTGAATCTGTAAACAATACTGTGTCTACACCACTGGATGAGACAACCCCATAGTATGAGGCTGTCTCTAATCCAAAGTGGTCTAGTGCATCAGTATTATATTCTTGATATACTGATTTACTTGCCATTACTTCATTGTCATTTTGATGATTTCTGGATTCATCATCATTTTATTAAACTTCTGTTTATTACCGTTGAAGATTGTACGTACAATTAAATACTTCAAGTCATTAGTGAAATAATCTTTAGTGCACAATGCAATCAAACGATCTGTAAGCTTCTGAGTAATTGTATTTTCTTTAGAATATACTACTGAGAAGTTAGCCAAACGAGTTGCAAGAGTAGATGCAATGTCTGCACGGTATGCATCATCTTTACCAATACAACCTCTAAGCTCACCTAAGATGTATGATTCATTTTCATGAGTCAATAAATCTTTAGGAGTCACAAGCTTATCAAGTTTATTATTAATAAAAGTGGTAAACATACTAGCAAACGCATCACCAACAGAACCTTCACCAATCATTTGAATCATGGTTAGGTTGTCTTCAAAGCTATCAAAGCTAGAGATGGCATTAAAGAATGTAGTAATAGATCTTGCATTAGTCTCTTGTGTTACAAGCTCTGGGTGGAGAAGCAAAAAGTTGATACAGCGAGTATCAATTCCTGCTTCTTCTGCCCAGCGTGCCCATACATTTACATCAAACTTTAGATTGGCGGTAATATATCTGGTCTTCTGTGCAGCATCCACAGAGTTAACCATATAATCACCGTTATCAGGATTTGATGTTAGAATGATGTGCCAATCTTTAGGTAAAGTCCAAGAGATGTAAGTCTGACGGTCAATTAATTCCATAACTGCCTGAATGAAACGTACATCAGCACGATTCCAGTCATCTAGCAATAGAATACCACCATCTTTCTTATCAGCAATCCATTCTGGTGCACAGTAAGACATTCTATTCTTACCTGTCATCTTATAACCATTCTTCAAGTATTCTGCAACAGCAAGCTCATCAACCCACTGACCAACTTTCTTGGTCACGGTACCGCTAATATTAGCAAGATCACCTGCTGCAGCATTTCTCTGTGCTGTAGTATAGTTAAGATCATCTACTTTCTTAATTGTTTTCTCCTTATACATCTGGAATTGACGTACAGGAAAACCAACTAAGTCACCAAGCTCTTCTATCTGAGCCAAGTTTAACTTAACAAAGTTTAAATTATTATCCTTTGCAAGTTCTACAACCGTAGATGTTTTACCAATACCTGATTCACCAACAACCTCAATTGCTACTGGTGGTTTACCTTGCTCTTGCAAGAATCTGTTGTTGTTGATGATATGGTTTACAAAACCTTTTACTTCATCAATGTTTAAATTTACTTGTGCCATAATTCTTTAGTTTAACTGTATTACTTTTCCGGGTAACTCATTGTTCATCTGCGATCTGCTGCTTAATACCCATAAAGTATTAGCTGGACAGTTCTCAGGGTTCCATGCTTCACCATCTGTTAAATATATCAAGGCAGTATAATGCCCCTTCTTTTCATTAAAATGATCAATGACAGGTTGGAAACTAGTACCACCTCTACCTTTGATCTCCCAATCCTTCTTTGGGTTAAACTCTTCTACTGAATTTAAGTTTGTATCACACTGAGCTACAGTAATTTTATGTCCGGTCTTGTGCATATGCACGAGTTCATTCATAAATTCCTTTAACTCATCCCTTGATACAGAACCAGATGTGTCTATACCAACAAGAATGTGATTCTTAAACTTAATTTTCAAACCAGGGTTCTCAACATATCTCTTGTTGTATTTTCTTCTAAGCTTCTTAGTATAGATGATAGAAGAGTTTCCAACAAAGCGTCTGAGATAACCTTTCCAATCAAACTTGGCTGGTTCTACATGTCTAAGTCTAGAGATAAGATCAGCTAATTCTCCAGGAATACTGCCGCATCTTTTCTCTGTTTGATCTGCAACTTCTTTAAGTTGATGTTCTACTTGCTTCTGAATCAGCTTTTTATCTGCTTCAGATAGTTCATCAAACTCATCCCAAGTCATATGATCATAAGGACTATCACCATTCATTTGATCTAATAGATCATCAAGAGATGGAGATGTACCTTCTTCTTTTGCTTGCTGTAATAAATCATAGTACTCTTTAGTACCTGCTTTAACAGGAAGCTTTAGCTCTGGAAAACTATTCAATGTTAGACCGCCTTCTGGCAAGTAATCAGAAGCTATGTACTGATTAATCTCCAAGTCTGCTGCAATATTAAATAGTTTTTTATCAGCATATAAATCCCTGATAGTCAAGTGTCCAAAACTAATATGGAGTAATTCATGCTTAACCAATCCAATTCTGTGCTCAAGACTCAATGCTTGAAAGAAATCAGGATTAACAGCAAGCTGTACTCCAATACCATGTTTGCTCACACCGGCTGTTGGGATATCTTTTCTAAATGTTTTGTTTAGACCAACTAAAAAGAGCCCGTAAAAGGGCTCCTCTAGTATTAATGTCTTACTTGCCTTAGCAAGCAGGTCAGATATGTTTACCATATAATTTCACAATTAACCTTTGATACAAATTTCCAAGTTGTATTTGCAATTATCTCATTTGATACTTGATTATTAAACTCTGTGGTAAATAACCTGATAACAAAAGAATCATTAGAATAATGCTTCTTTATAATGCTATGAATCATTTCCCAAGAGAAATCAAATACAGTAGAGTCATTGCCCCATCTGCTGCGTATAACCTTTTTTGTAGAGAGCCAAGGCTCTTCTTCAAAAATATCTTTAAAGTTGCTTAAAAACTCTTCTCTATAGTTTAATGAGCAAGCAGTCTTTGCAAGAAATACAATGTAAATAGGATCTAGATTTAGATTCTTTATGTTTTCAACACATATGCTTTGATCTTCACTTGAAGAACCAAGCATTTTTTTTAGTGAAATGTATTCACTAGGCAGAATTTTGTTTAATACTTCCATTTTAATCTTCTACTTTTAAAGTCTTTGTCATCCACTGTGGTTTTTTCTCTTTATTCATGTGAACTAACCACTCTTTTGCTGTAGGGATATACCCATTGCAATCTTCTTTTACATGTTGTTCTCCAACATACCTTGTAAATACAGTTCTACCATCTGAATTAGTAAAACTCTTACCAAATATTTTTTCTGCTTCAAAGATTCCTTCAGAGTGATGACGGAACATTCTATGAATACTATGTCCAATCCAACCTTTGGTTTCATCAAACCAATTATGGATTTTTTCATAGTCTTCAATTTTTCCACCCCATTTTCTTACAGAACTTTTAGCATGAACCATAGGATGTGCCATTATATAAATAGAATTTCATCTGACCAATCATAATCATCAGTTGTACGCTGATGATAATCAAGGTCATATCTTTGTTCTTCTACATCAATTCTAATACTACCATACCCACCTTCATTGTTAACCCAATCTCCAATTGGATCAACTTTGTCTGATATAATATCCCAAGCTAAATCTGCAAATAGTTCATCTATTTTAATACTCTTTAAAGCAAATTGCTCTATAACTGTAGATGTACAGTAGGCATCATCCCATGATCTGAACTCTACTTCATCTATATCTCCTGAGTCTCCTGACCCTGAGAAATTTATGTCAACGTTTTTTACCCCTAGGTCTTTTAGATTTGTTAGAGCTAGTAGTTGTCTTAGTCTGTCTTGTTGTTTCTTTTCCATCTTTTAATTCATTATCTTTCAATATTTCTATGTAGACACCTGGATTAATTTTGTCATATGTATACTGATAAAATACTGGCAGTATGTTTTCAGCATTGTCATCATCAATCCAATGGTGAGACACCATATCATCTTGCACTGTTTGTGCAGGATTAATATAGTCAAACTTATGACGTGTACCCCTAACAAATGTAAACCCTATCTTGACTGGAAGTTTATACTTTTTGAGTTCATCTCTAAACTCTTTAGTATATTTCTGATAATACTCTTTAGTATTCTTACGGTAGTTCACAACAGTTTTACTTGCTATGAAATACTTCCCTGTCCATCTACGCCCATTCTTTGAGCTGGGTACATTTCCTGGTATAAACCACTTCATACTATAATTTTAGTGTTCTTTGTAATAAAGGTTTTAGTTCCTTATGAACTGTTTCAAAACCGTGTTCTCTTATAGCATCTGATATGTCTTTGCATATAGAAAGGCAACATCCTTGAATATTATATGCTTTTGCATATGATTGGATGGCATTCCTACCTGCATCATCATTGTCAAACAAAGTAATGATCTTCTTATATTTTGTTTTTAGATTATTAATCATATAAGGCTTGATCATTGTGTTCTCACTGTTAGGTGCTATAACCTCTAAGTTATAACCCATACCCTTTAGAGTCATTGCATCTTTTAATGAAGAGCAGATTGCCAGGTATGGTTTATCATACTTAAGTTGATCATATCCCTGTAAGTGGGACACTACATTGTAGAACTTAAAGCTATCATGAGGCTGGTATATCTTATACACAGCACCATCTTTAGTAAAGTAACCATATGCCATGGGTTTTCTAAACTTAGCTTTTTCAATTTTACCATCCTGATCTTTTATGAGGGTAAAATATTCTATAGGTTTTACATTATACTCGTTGAGTAGTGAGCTGCCAATTCTAAATGACAGCCAGAAATCAGCATCTTGTTGGTTCCACTCTCTTGTGTGAACATAATCAAGAGTCCATTTAGCATCCGCTTTTAGTGTAATTAATTCAACCTCACCGTTGCCAACATAATCATTATAGTCTTCTATAATTTGATTAACGGCTTGGGTAAAGTTGAGATTAAATAACTTACGGACTACATCAATCTTACTACCAGAAACACCAGTAGAAAAATCTTTAAACTTATATTGTTGTATTGACTTATCTACATATATACAGAAGCTTGGTGTGCGTTCTGTTGGATTAAAAATAGATTTGATTTTAACATCTTGTCCTGTGAGTTTCTCAGGCAGTTCCAGATAATATTGAAACACCCAATAACTTGGGACATCTGCTATGTCTATTACTAAATTCTTGCTACTTAACATAATAAAAAGGAAGGGGCCGCAGCCCCCTCCATATTTATTTACAAATCAAAATCATCCCCAGATACAGTACCTGCTACTGGTTCAAAGCTTTGAGTTGTGTTTTGCGTTGTTCTAGTCTTTACAGGAACAATGTGCTCATCTCTACTGAATTCAATCAATCTAGAATTATCTACATCAAGAGATTCAAAAGGAACACCTGTACCAGTACGCTTAGGTAAGAACAACTGAAGGTTAATGTAACCTTCTTTGTTTTCCCACTCACGTCCTGCAATACAGAAGTTGTAGTAAGTATCTCCGCTAAGAATAGCATCTGCTGACTGCACAAAGCCTTCAATAGTTTGTGCTTGAATAGAATCAAGTTCACTACGCTTACCTTGCATTTCAGCAAGCAAGATCAAAGATTTCATGATTTCTGCATCACGGTTAATTTCTCTACCGCTAGGTAAAGTTGTGTCAGAGAATGCATAACGTTGGAAAGATACTCTACCAACTTGACCTTGATAACGTGGACCATTTGGATTATTCACATCAAGAAGGAAACCTTCAAATTCACCACCAACAGGGTGTGATTCTACATTAAGTTGTAGATCATATGCGTTCTGATCATAAGGTGGAGTGTGTAGAGTGATAGAATTAATTTTCAATTCCTGGTTACCAGCATCAATTACCGGCTTGATCTTGCCGCTACCAGCGGACATGTCTTTAGTACTTAACATTTCTTGTTGATTTAAAATTTAACTTTTAATTATTCATTTTCGTATGCATAGATTGCATCCTTGACATATTGAAGGTCATTTGTAATAAACTCCTCTTCAAACATGCCCATTGGTGACTTACAGGTATTCTCACCGTTGTTTTGTGTTTCAAAACCATAGTGAAGACTACCATCATCTTCTTTGCGGACTTTGCCAAACAATACAATAGAGAACAAACCTTCTAATGTAAGAGCATTGTCAATCATTTTACCTACAGTCTTAGCTTTAACCTTACGATGACCATTAATATCTGTGGATTCTTCTGAGTGTGTCAAGAAGAAGACATACAGATCATCTCTCAGGTCTTTAGGAAGCTTAGCAACCTGAGCTAAGTTAGCTGCAATCTGGGTAAATTTATCATAGCCTTTCTCAGTAGCTTTATCAAAGTACTCAAAGCTTGACATATATTGCCAATCATCAATAACTAAGTTTTTGATATGCGGCATCTTTTCACTTACATGCTGCATGGCTTTATAAACTCCTGGACCGCTTGATACGCTAATCAAATTGCCATCTGGATTTGCTTTATCCAAAGGAGTGTATTTGCTTTTCCAACCTTTAAAAGGTAAAGGTTTGTTAGCAATGTTAATGATTACTGTCTCTTTAGGATTAAGATTCCTAATAGACGTTGATTTACCTGAGCCTGACTCAGCAATTACTAAAACACTTTGTGCCATCTATTTTAATTTATTTTCTATTCTACTTAAAGTCTCTGCTATCTTATTGAGTGCTTCAACCACACCTCTAAATGAATATGTTTCATCTGGGTTTGGTAAATCTGTCAAGTCATCAAGATCAAATATATTACTTTTCCCTTGCTTTGACACAGCATCACTTACAACTTTTAATTCTGATACAGGAATAATATGTCTTTGAAAACCACTACTGCTTTCAATCATTTCATATTCTTCCTTCCAGTGAGGGTTGTATTTATGTAGATACAAAGTTCTTTTAGGATCTTCTGCATCATAGTCAATACTTACAAACTCTGTGTAAATATCTTTATTTCTTTCTAGCTCACTTGGAAAAAAGCTGACATGTAAGTCATCTTTACCCGGTGGTCTATAAGCCATTTTAGGTATATAGGCAGCATCTTGTAATTCATTTGAGTTGAAATACTCCTCATGCTGTCTTTTTAAATCTGCTACCTTTTGTTTTCTTTCTTCAGGAGTCATTTTTAAATTTTTTACTTCATACATTTTTGTTGTTATCATCTTGGTGCTTCTTGTGGTGGTGTTGCCATTTCAGCAATCTCCATCCGTTCAAATTGTGCTTTAAAGAAACTCATTCTTGTATCACCATTACGAGCTTTTAAGAAGTGAAGAACAAGAGTTCTATCATCTTCTATAATATACCTGTCTGGACCATACAATCTAATCTTCTGTTTAGCAGGACGGTTAATACCAATCAAAGTATCAGCATGTTGTAACATAGCATCTGAACCAAAGATATCTGATTCAAGTACATAGTTCCCATACTTACCTTGTTGTGCACGTTCTGGATTATCAATATTTCTATTAAGCTGTGACAATGCAATAAACATACAGGGATACTCCCTTTTGGTTTGTGTAAAGAACTCACCTAATTCAAATAGCATATCTAAACTACTATTCTGATATGGTGCTCTCTTTACAAGCATGGTATGATCCAATGTAATAATTGTTTTCTTACCCTTATGTTTTTCCATATACATGTCTATTTGTTCACGCATTTGGTTAACAGTCATAGGTCTTGATACAATATCAACTGGATACTTTACACGTTCTTTTGCATATTGATGACAAGAGTTTAGTACATCTGTAGTTAATACACTACCAGCACTACATAGTTCTTTATAAGTTTTACCTGTTATGGATGAGAACTCACGCAATGCTGAGGTTCTACCAACCATCTCAAACTGAAACTCAAGAACTCTAAAGTCATCATTAGGATTTAATGCAAAAGATTCTCTTATGATCTGATCTTTAATAAGTGTTTTACCTGAACCAGGTCTTCCACCCATTACAGTAAGTGTATTCCATTCTAAACCATCAGTAGTAGCATCATTAAACTTAGGCCAAGGTGTGTAAATAGATTTCTCTTCACCATTAGCACGTTTAACCATGTATTTAAGGGCATCATTAAAGGACGCATATTGTCCAACCCACTCTTCTGTTGGTTTACTCATGTTCTAAAATATATATAGCGTCTTGCAGATTTTCAATACTTGCTTCACAACTTGATTCATCAGGGACCCAAGTTTCATCTCTAAGCATTTGCAAATCTTCCAAGACTAAATTCAACTTTTCTAATACTTCTACTGTACCTGCCATTATACAACTCTCTCTTTAAAGTGATGGACTTCTGTTTGAACGCCATCATTAATCATATCACAATAATCTGCAAGTTCTGAATGCTTTACTCTGTGTTTATCTTGTTTAGCTACAAAGTATTGACTTGTCTTCATGTACTTATAGTTAGTTGCTCTGTACTCATTTACATACATCTTGGTTGCTTTTATAATTACATCCCAGTTATGATCATAAGTCTCAAAGAACCATCTAAAAGATTCTGTCAAGGCTTTTACATTCTGTCTTGCTGGACTACCCGAAGGTAGTTTACCTGCAGGAAATATATTTCTATACTCCTCTATCTTGTCATTAAACTCTTTACCCATCAACTGGATATTAGTTTTCTTCTTTGCTTTAACAAAATAGTTATCAAGCTTGGTTATTAATGCCTTAGCTTTAGGTGTTAGTATATAAGAAGATTCTTGCTTTTCAATAAATCCTTCTGATATAAGACCAGGTAGTTCATCCTCAGACTTCAATGAGCCAATTTGGATTTTTTCCTTCATCCCATAAAGTAGAAGCATTTGATTGGGAGTTATCTTCTCCGCTAATATTTTCTGGAATAGTTCCCACATATTTTCCTAAATGAATTTTTACTTGGTTTATAGAGTTTTGAAATAATTTATCCTTTGTAAATATGTAATTGTTACAAGCTTTTATAGAGTGCAGTATAGTAGCATGGTTCTTAACCAAGTATCTACTTGTTTCTGTTACACCATATCCAAAGTCATTTACAGACAAGTATGCAAAGATCTGCCTCATTATAACAATTGGTCGGTTTTTAACAACCACTTTAAGTGTTTTTACATCTCTATATTCAGGGAAAAGATTATACAAAGCAAGCAAACATGCTTTTTCTATTTGTTCATAAGAAGGTCTTAATATTTTTGAGTTTCTTACATATGTATGTAACTCAACTTTGTATTTATCAAGAACCTTTTTCTTAAAGTCTTTTAACTCCTGTTGTAATGTAACTTCTTGATTTACAGTATTTTTCATTAGTTTATATTCTTTCAAAGATAAGATATTTTACCAGTTTATCAAAGCTTTACCTTGACTTTCTAGTAGTTTATTTACGTTTATAAAAAGGTCTTTGTCATTCCAAACACCACCTTTATAAGCAGCTGCCGCTGGATGTTCAACCTCTATTATAGTTTGATTCTTAAGATACTTCTTCCACTCTTGAGCTTTCTTACCAAGCAAAACCACAACTAAATGTGATTTGTCATTACTTATTTTTTGCAATAAGTGTTCAGTAAATGCTCTCCATAGTGAATAGTGTGAACCAATCTTGTTTACTTCTACAGTTAGTGCAGTATTAAGCATAAGAACACCCTGCTCTGACCATCTAGTAAGATCTGGATTGCGTTCATATCCTGGATACTGTTTCTCTAAAGAGTTAAAGATGTGTCTAAGAGAGGGCTGCTCTTTCATTGTATGACTACAACTAAATGAGATACCATCTGCAACGCCAAGTTGAGGATAGGGATCCTGACCTATAAAAATAACTTTCAAGTTACTATAATAACAGGTTTCAAATGTTCTAAACCAG